TTACTGATCTCCTTTCAAGGGGTTAGGCGTTTCGGTGACGAACCTTTCGTCATGGTTCGTCAAGTCTTGCTGGCCATTGGGCCTCGCGATGAGTTTTTCCATCGCTGATGTTGCCAGATCTTCTCGGCCAGCGGCTTCGGTGTAGAGCTGAACCAGCGCCAACGTCTTGTGGCCGGTTACTGACGCGATTTCGTGTGTGGTTGCACCAGCTTCTGCCAGCCGCCGAGCGCAGGCTTTGCGCAGCCCGTGCGAGCTACACGCTGGCAACTCCGCTTCATTGCACCAGCGCCGCATTGCGTTCCCAAGCCCCGCAGCGGCACGGCTCTTTCCCGAAGATGTGGCCAGAAAGGTTCGGTCGTTTGGCAAAGCCATCAGGACATCAGCCAAATCTGTGTGCACCGGGATGCTGACCTTAGTACCACCAGATCGGGACGTCTTTTGACGACGGTATTCGATCCTGCCACCTTTCAGATTGTCAGGTCCCAACTGCACCGCATCCACACGCGCTGCGCCTGTGTAAAGCATCAGGGTCACTGCGAGGTGAGCGAGGCTGCCCGGTTTATGGACGGCAAAGAAGCGCGCTATTTCCTTCTCTTCCCAAGAGTGAAAGCCCGTCCCGGTCGTGCGGTAAGGCTTTGTCGCTCGGGCCGGATTGTCTGCTCGCCAATCCAAGCTGATTGCATGGTCCAAGAGCTGGATCAGCCGTTTGCGCAAGTTGTTTGCTGCGGCAGGCGTTTCCGCTTTTTCGGCAAGCATTGCTTGAACGTGGCGGCGTTCGAGCTGCGCAATCGGTTTGTTCCCGTGAACTTCCCGAAACTTCTCGACAATCCGCCGGTATACACTCTTTGTACTGTCAGAAAGATCGAGGAACTCAGGCGAGCGATACCAAGACGCAACCAACGCGTTCACGCTACCCGGGATCGTGCGATCTGCGCCAATAAGGCCGCGCACGCGATGACCATTCAACGCGGCTTCATAGCGTTGAACGAACTCGTCAGACCCATACTCACGACCTAGCTCGACGGAAAAGCCGCCTTTGCGAAAGCGCCAGCGGCGCTTGCCGTGCCGGTCTGTGTAGTGCGTAGCGCCGGGGTATTGTTTCTTGTGTTTCACGGCTGATCCCACGGGTTGTCTTTGGACTGATCAGCTTGACCCATGGCATAGACGACAATGGTGCCGTCTGGCTTTGTCTCGGTCTTTGCAATGGGGATGCCTGCATCCCTGTGCGCTTTGAGACAGCGGGTAAGCTCTGCTTGGGTGACGATTGCCTTTCTATTCGCCATCGTCGCTGCCCTCCCGCTTGCCCAGCACGGTCATGTTGAGGGGCGACAGGTATTCCTCGCCGCCGTTGATGTCTTTGAGGTTTTCCCATGCGCGGATTTCGTTTGGGCTGAGCCAGCCCCATTCGCGCCCGATGCGATACGCCTCATAGCGCGCTTTCATGTCGCCGCGCATCAGCCCCGCCAGATCATGCTCCACAAAGTACCGCTTGCGCCCCTCAGAGGTCAGCAGGGCGACGTTCATCACCTGTTCGACGCGGCGCGCCATGGGGGCGAGGCAACGCACCACAAGCGCGCGGCTTTCGCCGTCCACATTCGAATAGGTGGCATTGTCGGTGATCCCCACAACGGTCGGCGGGACGCTGAACGTGCGGGCCACATCCATATTGGAGAGTTTGCGGCTGTCCAGAAACTCGGCGTCCTTGGCGGAAATGCTGAGGCTTTTCCAATCAAGGCCACCATCCAGCACCAGAATGCCGGAGGTTTCCGCCTGACCTTCCACGCGATCGCGCATCTTTTGGAGAGCATCAGCCTTGCTGTCGCTGTTGATCTTCTGCGGGAACACCAGTGCGCCCTCGGCCCGAAAGGCGCGGCTTGCCTGCCGTGCGGCTTGATCCTGTTGCGTCAGCGCCAGCGAGAAAGTCTCCCGCGCCAACTGGATCGGCGAAACGCCCATGACGCCATCTTGGGACAGGCGGTATTTCAGATGCAGCACTTCCTCTTGGATCAGAGCCTTGGAGGTGCCCCGCGCCTCGCTGACGCGATACCGCAAACGGCCGGAACCGAGCTTTTCCACGGTCACTGTGGACGGGTGCAGCGGGTAAAGCGCGATGACCTGGCCCCGCATATTGGTCTCGATCCGGGCGAATGCGTTGCCCATGGTCAGCAGCGACACCAAGAGGAATTCGCGCCCCTCAAATGCGGTCATCTGCGGGTTGAATTGATCGTGCAGAACGCCATGCAGCGGGTGGCTGGTCGCCCGTTCACGCCCGCCGTTGGCGCTGCGCGCATAGACGTTCATCGGCATGGCGGCGAGGTTCTGGCTGATGACAGAGATACATGCCTGCGCCACGGCCAGACCGGAGGCGCGGGCGGGGTCCACAAAACCGGCCCCATTCACGCGCTGACCCAGAAACTCGGCAAGAGCCGGGTCGGAGCTGGCGACCGTTTCGCGCTTCTCGCGCCCCAGAATGCGGGAAATCAGGCTCATGTCAGCAACTCCAGAATGCGCAGGCGGCGAGCGGCGGCGTCCCGCGTGGGGAAGCCGCCGACAAGCGAGCGGGCGTTGATGACGGTGCCCTCATAGGCCGGAAAGGCCGAAACCACGCTGATTTCGAACAGATCGACGGCGCGCAGCTCACGCCGCGCCCCATCAACATGCTCATCAATGGCCTCAAAGCCGAAAGACATGCCGCCCAGATCGCCGCGTTCAGCAAGGGTCAGCACATCCCGACCCGCCTGCGTGTCCGGCACATCCATGTCAAAACTCAGCCCGCGCGTGTCCTCAGACAGGCGCAGCGAGCCGGAACGGGTGCGGGCCAGAACGCGGGTCGGGTCGTGATCCACCAGCGCCAGAATGTCCGCCCGCTGTGTGAGGGTGCGGGCGAACGCACCGGGGGCGATGGTTTCAACAACGCCGCTCCCGATACGCGCCTCAGAGCCGAAAAGGGCCGCATACCCTTCCAGGCGGCGTCCCTTGGCTCTGAGTTCTGTGGTTTGAAAGCGCTTCTCAATCACAGCGAAACACTCCGATAAGGCGCAATCAGGCGATCTATTGCATTCGGCAGATAGGGAGCCTTGGAAAACGGCAAATCACCTTTGTTGTCCCAAAGATGCGTTGCCAGCATCAACACCGCTTGGTCCAACGCGGGAGGGAACGGGTCTGCGCTCATATCCACGCCAATCGACGCGATATGGTCTTTTGCTGCGTCCAGTGCGATCTGAAGTTCACCATCAAAATGGATTTCGTCAGGCATCAGTCGGCAGTGGGCCCTGAGTTGCGCAAGAGTGATCATCAGTCGATCTCCGCGTAGCGGAAACCCTCGGCGTGGCGCACCACCACATCCGCATCGAGGAAGGCATGCAGGATCGCACCGCCCTTGCTGGCCACATCGCTGTGATAGGGATTCATCATCAGGTCCACGCCGGACCAATACCCGATGTAGAGGCTGGCCCATTCGCCATAGATCAGAGCATTTTTGTCATTGGTTGCGCCGATGTTGTCCGGCACCTGAGTCGAGCTTTCCACGCGCTCATTGTGGAACAATTCGGACAGCGGAATGGTGCGACCGTCACCGTCCTTGACCTTGCGGGCGGTGTTCATCACCTTCTTGTTGGTGAGGAAGCCGGTGGTGCCGGTCACATTGTCGGTCTCCAGCGCGGCGATCAGATCGGCAGTGATATCGGAGCTGAAAGCGCCAGGTGTAACAGCTGTGACACCCCCATCTGCCAGAATGCCGGTCGGCTCATCTGCACCGCCGCCCTTGATCCCTGCGCTGTCCAATGCCTGCGCCAGCAGGTAGGCCAGATCGCCGCGCAGGATCGGCTCCAGCGCCTGATTGGATTGCAGCAGCATCCGCCGGGACAGTTCATATTCCGCCGTGACCGTCTTCGGCCCCATGTCGGTTTTGGCAAAGCTGGCGTCAGTGCGGTTGCTGTTGGTGTGTTCCGACACCCAGCCAGCGGCGCCGGAGCCGACAAGGCGGGGCAGTTCGAGATTGCCGGTCAGACCGCGCAGCACCGTTGCGCCCATGCCCTCCACCTTGAGAGCGGCGCGGCGGCGGTCGGTCATCGCGGCCAGATCGGTCTTGATCAGGTTGCCAGCGGTTCCGGCGCTGGTCAGGGCGCGGGTCTCGCCGCCCAGCAGGATCTCGGTCGGAACCATCACGCCCCGCACCTCGCCGCGATCCTTGGCCAGTTCCTGGTGCCATTCGGCTTCAACGCCGGACAGGTGACCGGAGCGGCATTCCATCAGCGCCTTGCGCACCGAGTAGCCCTCCAGCGAACGCCGGGCCACGGCGTCTTGGGTCAGGGTATCGCCGCGGGCTTCGAGCCGCTCAAACTCCGCGAGCTTCTGCGCATCCGTCAAACGGCTGTTGAGGCTGCGCACCTCGGCGTCCAGATCATCGAAGCGCTTGCGCTCTTCGCCCGACAGGTCGCGATTTTCCTTCGCGGCCTTGTCGTGGATGGTGTTCATTTCGGCAATCTTATTGCCGCGTGACTCTTGCAGGTCACGCAGGTTATGAGAGGTCATCTTAGTTCCTTCCATTGGAATTGAGGTGGAAGGTCAGCGCGGTCCGGTCGCCAAACTAGTGCCGCGCTGGCCGGTATTATTTTGTGCAGTTCGGATAGATCTGATCGAGAACTTCAAATGGGTGCAGGTTCATCCGTGCGCAAACCCGGTTGAAAACATCCGATGCATCAATGACGACAAACCCTTTTCCGACACGAGAACGGAGTTTGCCGTATGTGTCGCGGTTCCCATCATACGTCCACAGTTCGACTGCAGTGTCTTCGGGACCGACGGCAAAGAGCGTATCTCCGTGGCTATGGTGAAAAGGAAATGAGGGGTTGCGCTCTGGCAGACCATCCACCCCTTCGCCTTCACTGAAGTGCGCAAACTCAATAGCACGTTTCGCTGCCTCGCTCGCGCTCCCCATCCCAGCATCCAGAAGTGCTTTCATGATGGCGAACTGCATGATTGAGAAGAACGTGAAAAGGCGGTGTTTGCCCTGAGATCCCCCCCCAGCGTCGGACCTGTGCCCAACCACAACATTGCGTTTCAGCCAGTTTTGCAGTGTCGCTGCGGGAATGTCCGTGAATTCACTTACATAAGAGAGGGTATATTTCGCTGACAGGTCCATGTCGGTTTCCTTTAAATGGTCAAGTGCCCTTATAAAGGTTCATAAGACCTTATATGCCCGTCGTCAAGTATAAGGGTCGCGTGACCATTTTTAGTTGCTTGAGGTTAGCCTGATAGGCTTCCCATTTGCTCGCCACCAGCTGCACGCCAGATCCCGGCAATGAGCATGGCATCGGGCATGGCGCATTCCTTTTCAAACGCTGGATTGTCTTCTGCCGAACTGGGGCCTGCCAAGGTCCATAGCACATGGGCAAAGGCGGCGATCCCCGGTGTTGAGCAGGGTGTGAGCTGGATCAATTCCCAGAAGGCGGCTTCCTCTCTCGTTTCAGCATCTTTACTCTCGGCGCTGTCCCAATCTTCATTGCCGGGTTCCTCTGAGACCGCGAGCCAGTCTTGGCGGGCGCGGCACCAGTCCCGGTACAGGGGGACAACGGGGTCTATGGCGGCGGACACAGTTTCACTGTTCGCGCAAACGCGTTCTTTGGGCATTGTTCGGTTCTCCGAATTGGGGTATCACTATTTTATGTTGATAGAGGATTGGCGCAACATGCGTCAACATAAAATGTTGATATGACACCAGCGCAATGCCGGGCAGCACGTGCCCTAATCGGTATGACACAACCACAACTAGCCAAGGCAGCAGGTTTTGGTTTATCTACGATTGTGGATTTTGAGAAGGAGCGGCGCGTGGTTTCATCCACCGCTCAAATAAGAATGATGGAAGCACTTGAGGGCGCCGGGGTCGAGTTTATTCCAGAAAATGGTGCCGGAGCAGGTGTTAGGTTGAAGAAGAGTGTTTGATGGCGATTAAATACGATGTATCGCCTAGGACCATTTTGCTGTGCGACTATAGTAAGGGTGGGTTCCGCGCACCAGAGATGGTCAAGCGTAGGCCAGTGATAGCCATTTCGCCGCGCCTGCGTCACAGAAGTGGCCTGATTACGGTAGTACCATTGAGTACAACCGAGCCTGAACGGGTCGCGGATTATCACTGCAAGATTACCCTTGCCTCCCCTCTTCCAAACTTCACAACAACGGAATGTTGGATCAAGGCTGACATGATAGCGACCGTAAGCTTTGAGAGATTAGACTTGTTTCGCACCCGGCGAGACCAAACTGGCAAGCGTAAGTATCTAACGCCCCGCATCTCGGAAGACGATTTTGATCGTGTTAAAGCGTGCATCACTGCTGCTTTGGGACTGTAAACCCAGTTTCCGAAATCGCTTCAGAACTGGAAAAAATAATTTCCAAAGTGATTCGCTATTCATTGACCTTTAAGGAGTCAACCGCTATATTCCCCTTGTCCGCTCGTGCTGCAAAGCATTGAGCCTCAAGACCACCAACGTGGCAGCCCCGCTATGGCGATAACAAGCCCAGCGGGGCTTCGTTTTTTAAGCAAGAAGTTCCGCCAGACACAGAGGCAAGTCCTCCTCGCCTTCGCGATCCACAACCGCCAAGGCCATAGCCAGCGCCACGATCCCATCAATGCGCCCGCTTGATTTGCCCTTGTCCAGCTTCCTGTTGCCTGCTGGGTCCATCTCCACCACCGCATTGGCCGCGCAATAGGTCAGCACCGGATTGGCCGCGTGGCGCAGGCGCGCCTCGGCCACCGCACGCTCCAACCGGTCAACCGCAGGGGCCATATCGCGGAAACCCTGCCCGAAGGGTTCCAGCGGCGGTTCCGCCCCCATCTTGCCAAGCTCACGTTTCAGATCTTCGATGCGCCAGCGGTCATATGCGATCATCTGCACATCATAGGTCAGGCAGGCATCGGCAATCGCCTCGGCCACAAAGGAAGGATCGACCACCGGGCCGGGAATGAGGGTCAAAAAGCCCTGACGCGCCCAGAGGTCATAGGGCACCCGGTCCTGCTCTGACTTTTCGCGAATGCCCTGCTCTGGCAGGAAGAACCGGGGCAGCAGATCAAAGCCGCCGGCCTCATCGGGAAAGACCAGGACAAAGGCGGTCAGGTCGCGGGATTGCGACAGATCCAGCCCGCCCCAACATTGCCGCCCATCCAGCGCCTTGAAGTCCACCGCCCCCGCGTTGGCGTCCCATTCCGCTTTGGCGAGGAACCGCACGTGAGCGTCCACCCGCTGGTTCAGGATCAGGTTGCGAAACGCTTGCTCCTTTGAGGGCATCCGCTGCGCTTGGCCTGCCTGCCGCCTCACATCCTCCAGAGAGCGGAAGTCACCAAGGGCGGGGTTGGCCTTGTGCCATGTTTCCTCGATCCACGGGTCATCATCCGCCTCGGCCCCGTAGAACGTCATATGAAAGCTGGGATCATCGACCTCGCCCGAATTGACCTTGTGGCCATAGTCCACCAGCTCAGACATGACCGCGTGGTCATCGGCAGCTTGGGTGCTGATGACGCACAAGAGCGGGTTTGCCCGCGCGCCCATGGCGGTGTCCAGCGCCTCATAGAGGTCGCGCTTGGGGGCGGTGCCGAGTTCGTCGTAGATGGTGAAGCTGGGGGAGAGGCCCTGTTTGGTGCTGGCGTCGGCAGAGAGGGCTTGGAAGATCGAGCCTTTGCCCTGGCCGGTCAGAACCTCGATCCGCTTGCTGAACTTGATGACGTTGGCGCGGGCGTCCAGTTCCGGGTGTTCATCTAGGATGGCAACCATTTCCGCGAAGGTCTTGCCCGCCTGCGCCTTGTCGTTCGCTGCGGCGTAGACCTCGCCCCGGCTTTCGGCCTCTGGCCCCAGAAGGTGGCACAGCCCCAGACCGGCCACCAGCTGGGTTTTGCCGTTCTTGCGCGCCATGGACAGAACAGCGGTGCGTACCGGGCGCAGACCGTCTGCATCCTCGGCATAGATCGCTTCGAGGAACTCGCGCTGCCAATCACGCACCTGGAGCTTGGTTCCGGCGAGGCTGCCCTGCGTGATCGGCAGATCCTCCAGAAAGGCCACAACACGCTCGACGCGGCTCAAACCGGGTTGTTCCCACGGCAGAACGGTGCGGAGCGGGGAGACCTCGCTTGCGGCAAAGCCAAAGCTGCCCTGTGGATTGTCCGCGATTACCGCCAGTTTTGGTTTTGCGCCTTTGCCTCGTTGTCCCATTTTATCAAACCTAATTAAGTATTTATCTGACTTCCCCCTCGGTTGCGGGGGTGTTTGTTTCTCGTGATCAGGAGCGCCCCCACCACCCGTCGGCAGGATCTATCGGGTTGCCGTTCGCGTCACATCCTTTGAAGCGGCGTCCGGTTGCGTTGCCTTTGGTGCGATCAAAGCCGGAGGTTTTCTCGTTGTGGCAGCGTTCGCACAGAGACATGAGGCCGGACAGTTCGGGGAATGGATCACCGCCTTGGCTGATGGGCTTGATGTGATCGACGGTTGTGGCTTCGACCACTTGGCCACGTTGCTGGCAGGCAAAGCACAGCGGGCTTTCATCCAGCTTCACAAGGCGCAGCCGCTTCCATGTGCTGGTGCAGTAGGGCCATTTATTCATCGCTCTGCCCGTCCCGCATTGCCTTGATGATGTCGCTCAGTTTTTTCCAGTTATCGTTCATTGCTGCTCTCTCTATATTCTCTAACGTTGCACCAAGTCCCTACTGCTCAATGGTGAGACCCGGAGCAGAAGGCATAGGGCGACCAGCCCCGGCCAAGCTGGCCGAGCTGGTCCCTAGCCTTCAGCGTGAAGATCCTGCTCAACGGAGCCGACCCATCGCTTTCAGGCGCCTCCAGTCCCGACGATCCATGCCGGAGGCTCAGTCGCTACTTGCGGCGCTTGGATTGACGCCGGGGGACGCGCTTCGACCTTTCGGGCTGCGCTTTGGCCTGTGTCCCCACCCCGTGGTGTGCCAAGTGTTTCGGTGCGTGCCACCGTCTGAACCGTCCACGCATCGACAGCGCCAATCAGGCGGCGCTGGAGCCTTCTTTCTCGATCTCGATTACATCTTGGGCGTCTTCATCGAAGAGGCTGGCCACCATGCCTTGCATGGCGTCCAACTGCTTCTGTGTCGGGTTCCAGTTCTTCCACCGGGCGCGGCGGGCCATATTGGCGGCAAACTGGCGTTCCCATGCGCTCCCGGCGGTGCGGGACAGCCGGGGCATGTAGAAAAGGAGGTGTTCGAGGGTGCGCTGCATCACTGCGCCCCATCCCGGCTCCTGCCGAACAGGGCCAGAGAGGCGACGTCATGCGCGTCGTCTGCATCCATGCTGATCAGGGCGGCATAAGCCAAACCGGCGCGCTCTGCTTTGGTCAGGCGCACGGTGAGAATGACCGATAGATCCACCCATGCCTTGGGCGTTGCGAGCGTCAGCGCATAGCCAAGGCAGCGCGCTACTCGTTTGTGCCCGTCTTTGGCAAAACGGGACATTGCGGAGCCAGCGACGCGAGGCTTGTTTGCGTTCGCCAGACGCGAGAATTCTTGTTTGTTTTCAGTGGGCTGATTTTCCCGGTTCGTCAGGCTAACATCTTGACCGGAAAGACTGGATAGCGTCCTGCACGGCTCACCACTCTTTTCAATGGGTTAGCGAAATCGCAGCTTCCCATTTTTTGCTTCCAGCAACCACCTAGCTACCACCTTGCATGAAAAAGTGTGGTGCCCTGTGGTATTTCGCGTTTTGAGCAGCAGGTGAATTAGGCGGCTTTATCATGGGCTTGTCAGGTTCTTGAGTGCGTGGAGGCCGTGCAGGGCTCGTCGTTTCCCGCCGATCATCAAGCGACAGCACTAAGGCGCCCAACGTCATATTCAAACGCCATCATTCAGTCGAGGCGTGTTCGTTTGCAAATTGGCCACCAGTTGATTAGAGCCATAGGTTCATGACTGCAGCCAGCCCAAATGAGACATTCGTTCTGCGCCTGCATCAGATGGCCCTACCTTCTGGCCCTGCGCGGGACGCAGTTGTTCGCTGCAAATGACAAATTATCGGCATAGCGGCCAAGCGGACCTTCCCAACCTGACCGAGAAAGACAATACACCGACTGAACTGTTGGAAGCCCTATGGACCTTTTAGCCTGCATCTTGTGTAGTGCGCTCAGCCCTAGCGTGCCGACGCTACGAATATCATTTGAGGTGACAGTATGGACGAATTCGAACAAGAGCCATTTGTAGACGCTGTGTTACAGGAGAACCCTGAACCAAGGTGCCCCGTGCTTTTATTGTTGGACACTTCCTATTCAATGAGCGGCGCTCCAATTTCAGAATTGAACGAAGGCTTGGCAACGCTTCGCGAAGAACTATTGTCGGACTCATTGGCTGCAAAGCGTGTCGAATTGGCGATGGTGACTTTCGGACCAGTAGAGACCCGCAATGAGTTCGCGACAGTCGATAACTTCTATCCCGAGACTTTGGAAGTTGGCGGAGCTACCCCAATGGGTGAGGCAATTCTGTCCGGCTTGGAAATGCTTCGCGCAAGAAAAGACCACATTCGTTCGAATGGCCTCAAGATCTTCCGCCCTTGGGTCTTTCTGATTACCGACGGCGCGCCAACAGATAGCTGGAACGAAGCAAAACGCAGCGTTCACGAAGGTGAAGAGCGCAAAGAGTTTATGTTCTACGCCGTGGGGGTGGAACAGGCGGACATGGGCGTACTTGGGCAGATTGCTACTCGCCAGCCCCTTAAGCTAAAAGGGCTGGCCTTCAAGGAACTGTTTCAATGGCTATCCAGTTCGCTTAGCGCCGTTTCCCAATCAAACCCCGGCGATACCGTTCCGCTTACTAACCCCACCGCTCCCGATGGCTGGGCTGTAGCGGAATAGTATTATGGCGTGGCGGTGGGCGGCTGCGTCCGAGATTGGCACATCTCACATTCGGAATGGTGTACGGCTTCAAGATGCCTACGCCGTTTCGATGGTCAGAGATGATTGCATTTTCGCTATCGTTTCTGATGGTGCGGGAAGTGCTGAATTCAGTTCTTTTGGGGCATGGCTTGTATGCCGGTCACTAACTGTTCGTTTCCGAGATTGGTTGCGCGAAAATCCGGATTTGCCGAATGATGAAATTATAGTCGAATGGATTGATGAAATTCGAGACCGCATTGCGGCTACTGCTGACCGACGCAAAACCACTTCCCGCCAATTTGCGGCTACACTGGCGGCAGTCGTTTCGACACCCGACGAAACGCTTACTTTGCACATAGGAGATAGCGCAGTTGTCGGTCGCCGTAATGAAGAATGGGACGTTCTTTGCTGGCCCGAAAATGGCGAATACGCCTCAACAACATTCTTTGTGACCGATGATCCAGAACCTCGCTTCAACATCGCGCGCTACACGCGCGAGCATGACGCATTCGCCTTGTTCTCAGATGGTGTTGGCGATCTGGCGTTATCCCATTCTAAACAGACTGCATCCCCTCAGTTCTTCACGCCAATGCTACGCCCCGTGGACAACGCGCAAAGCGTTGGGCGGTTGCCTGAGTTGTCAGCTAAGCTGCGCAGATATCTTGCCAGTCCTGCGATTTGTGAAAGAACGGATGATGACAAGACGCTCATCCTTATTTCTGGGGGCTGAACGTGCAGGATATCGTCATCGGTAAGGACCTAGTTTCCGTTGCGGAGCTGATTGGCAAGGGTGGCGAAGGTGAAGTCTATGCAATCAAGGGGCGCTCTGGGCAGGCTGTAAAAATCTACAACGCCAACTTGCGTTCAAAACGGGAAGACAAAGTGCGCGCGATGGTAGGCGAAGGTCTTGCCGTCAAGACTGAACTTATTGCCTATCCCGGTGAAGTAGTAACTGACCGAGATGGTAACTTCCTTGGGTTCGTCATGCGGCTTGTGTCGGGCTATCGCCCTCTGCATGAGCTTTACAGCCCCAAGTCGCGGATGCGCCATTTTCCCAAGGCAGACTACCGTTTTTTGATCCATGCCGCTCTGAATGTCGCGCGTGCCGTTGGGAAGGTCCACCAGACGGGATGTGTTATCGGTGATTTGAACCATTCGGGTATCCTTGTCGCGCCAGACGCAACCGTTGCTTTGATTGATGCAGACAGCTTTCAGTTCCGCCTTAACGGCACGTCCTACCCTTGCGTTGTAGGGGTGCCAGATTTCACGCCGCCTGAGCTTCACGGCAAAAACCTCGCGACAGTAGAACGCACGATTGCTCATGATAATTTTGGCTTAGCCGTCGCAATCTTCCATTTGCTCTTCATGGGCAAGCACCCATACGCCGGAATTCGAAAAGGCCCGGAAACCTTAATGGGTGAAGATATTGCACAAAACCGGTTCGCATATTCCTTGCAACGAAGGGAACAAACGCAATCCAAGCCACCACCCGGTGCACTGAAACTAGACCAGTTTCCAGACATTATGTCCAAGACGTTTGAAGCGGCTTTCGGACTAACGCTGGGCACGCGTCCAAGCGCACTTGATTGGATACATGCTTTGTCGAAGCTGGAAAACTCGCTTAGCCATTGTGCGAAGGTCAAGACGCACTACTACCCAAGTGCGGCCAAGGGCTGCGTCTGGTGCGAGCTGTCGGCTAAGAGCGGCCTGGATATGTTCCCGGACCTGTCGGCGGTTACCCCCAATATCCCGACCGATGCGCAGGGCACAGAACAAGCCATTCGCGAGATTTTGGCGTTCCGCTTTCCGGCAGTTGGTGACTTGCTTCCAACGGTCACGGTTCGCGGTGCCAGTTCGCTGCTGAGACAAGCCAACAGCGGTAAGCGTGGGCGCGCCCTTTTGGGCTTGCTCATGATGGGTGGTGCCGTCGCAGGCTTCATCTACGCTGCTCCGGCGTGGTTCATCTGGATTGGCTTGGCATTCTGGGGTTGGTCTTTCGTTGGTGACCGCGAGGTATCGCCCAGCCCATTTGTTCAGGCCTTCAAAGATGCAGATGAACGAGTACAGCGCGAGTTGAATGGGTTTGTGCAAAGAAACGGTCTGACAGAGGTTGTAAAAGTTCGCGGCGATCTGGATGCAACTATTGCAGCCTACAAGGGCCATGACGATGCGCTTGCCCGCGAGGTGATGATACTCAAATCTAACCGGGAGTCGCGTCAGCGACAGGCTTATCTTGATCGCTTCTCAGTACGCCGCGCAAACATTTCGGGGATAGGACCGGCAAAGACCGCAACGTTGATTTCTTTCGGCATCGAAACTGCAGCCGATGTGAACCGTTCTGCCGTGATGCAGGTCCCCGGCTTTGGCGAAGTGATGACCGGAAAGCTGGTAGCTTGGCGGCGTCGGCACGAGTCCCGGTTCAAATATGATAGAACTCCCAACTCTCAGGACGTTGCCGATGAAAGGGCATTGCGTGGACGCTTTGCGGCTGAGAAAGCCAAACTGGAATCCACGATCCGTAATGGGTTGGGCACCTTGCGAAACGCGCGTGCGAAACTCGACTCATTGCCTGCCCGCGCGAAGAACGACCGAGCGCTTTCAGATGCCCTCGCGACGCGTGCAGAAGCCGAAAGGGACTTGAAGGAATTGGGTGCATCGATTCCGGCCTCTACCGTTGCCTTGACGGTAGCGCCGCCACCGCAACCGTCACCACAATCGCCCAGAGCTCCAAGCCTCTCGACGCCACCTCCACCGCGAAGGACGAGTGCGGCTGGCACTCCAAGGTGCCCAAAGTGTGGGTCAGCGATGCGGCGGCGTTCAGGGCGGTATGGTCAATTCTGGGGTTGTTCAAGATATCCAAAATGCCGCGGAACTCGAAACTAA